TAATAAATCCCAATCATCTTTAATTAAAGCAGTTAATTCTGCTGCTGTATTTCCTTGTGTATCTATATTAGCTAAGGCAACTGTATCCCAAGTAGCCCCATTCCATTTTTTCCAAGTTACTCTGTTGTCTAAGCTAACTAAAAATTTAATTTGAGTACCTGCTGGCTCAGTTGTAATTGGGTCTATCTGTACAATATTTTGCCAAGAACTAGTATCAATCTGATTAGTATTTGTTCTAACATACCATCCTTTTGTAATATCATAGTATCCAACATTTTCTCTTCCAGCCCCGCTATTATATCTAAAATCAACTTCTGATTGATTTAATATTTTATCTTTGTAAATAACTACTTCATCTATGTCGCCTGTAAATAACCAACCACCATTTCTTGAACCTATACAAAATTGTCTTTCAGTTAATATTGATAAAACAGTTGTTCCAGAAGTTGCTCCATCATTTAAAACCCTATCCACATAGATATGAAGTCCTGTGGGTGTATTAGAACCATCATACGTACAAATTATCTGATGCCAATTACCATCATTTATTGTTGTAGTTGTGGACAATCTTTGAATTTGCCTAGTTAGTCCACCGCCTCGTAAAAGAAAATTAACTTGCCCATTATTTAAAGCAACTTGCCAACCTGTATATGATTCTATACTTAGGTTTGACATTTTACAAACTACCATATGTTGTCCACCAGCATAAGTAGTTCTAACCCAAAACTCAACTGAAAATAATGTAGAATATTCAAAAGCTGCAATTTCACCACAACCAATATATTGTGCTAGAGCTGGATTAAAATTTTTAGCTTTATTTAGTTTACCGTCTATAATTGTTGGTAATCCATAACCTGTTCCATTTCTATTATTTCCTGAACAATCTGCAACAAGTGTTCCACTTAGTTCATTTAAATGATAATGAGCATACGGAGATAGTACTTGAGTATTTTCTAAAACTAATAACCCATCTCTAAAATCCGTCTTAGTATCATCTTCTTCATAATAGTTTGGCCTATCTACTTCATCAAAATCAAGAGTTTCATCAACTTCAGAAGCTAATCCATATATTTCTGTGACTACTTGATGTGGTAATGTTGGAGCAGAGTGATTAACTACCATTTCTTCATTTGGCAATAATTCATCTTGTGTATATGTTTCTATTTTTAATACCCCTCCTGGAGAACTTTTCAATGCTTCTAAAGCATCCTTAACAGTTACCCCAGTAACTGAAGAATCATTATTTACATTGCTTGCTTTTGTAGTTCTATTTAATGTTGCTCCTGGATTTACTGTTACATTTGAACCACCTTCTGTATCTGCATCTATATTTAAAGTCGCACCTACATTTAAAATAAAGATTGAACTTCCTGCTCTATTTCCATAAGCTGAAGCAATAACTGTTCCATTTAATGTAACTTGGAAAGGTGTATTTATATCTGCATTATTGATGTTAAATTCTTTATTTTCTGCAACAAATGTAGAATAATAACCGCCACCCATTAAATAAGCATATACATTTGTCAAATTGCAATTAGCATAAAATAATCCACCCCAAACTTGTAAATATTCATCATCTGTAGGAACTGTTGGATTTATATTCCAGTCAGAGCCAGTAATATTACAGTCTATTGCATTGATGGCAATATGAGATGCTGAACAAATTAGACCACCACTAATTCTAAGCCCAACAAAGGTTATTTGTTCTGGAGTAGGAGAGCCTGGATTGGTTACTGTAATTAAACCAGATATTCTGGCTCCTTGAACTCCACAACTTCTAAAAGTTACATAAACTTTATTTATAGTTATTGGGTCAGAATAATAAGGACCTGGAGAAATCTCTATAAGATACTTGTTAGTTGCTGAGGAAGAAACAACAGCATCAATAGCTGCTTGGATGGTTTTGAAAGGTTTTGTTACACTACCATTTTCTAAGTATGTATCTGTTCTTTTATTGTCTACATGTAAAGTATTTGTTACAGGTGTGTCTAAATATTTATCATGTTCTTTACCATGGATTTTGTGCGTCATGCTAAATCTCCTTTTACGTGCCTAATTATTAATAATTAATTAGTAACCCAATTAGGAATTGGTCACTATAAAAGATTTTTCTTCAAAATAATTCTTCCAAAAATTTCTATTAAAATTACTCAACAGATAATAGTTCATATAAGCACCCATCAGCAGATGCTTTAATTTTCAAATTAGCAATTGCACAGTCAATATCTAAAATATATCCAGGTTGTACTGTTCTCCAATTTGTCCCGCCGTCGAAACTGACTAATATATTTTTAGCCGTGGTGTCCATATTTTCTATTTGAATATGTTTTGTAGTCCCTGCAAAAGTAACCGTAGCCGCTAATAGCATAGCAGTCCCGTTTGCGTGTTTTGGTGTTCCAGTACTAGTAATAGTAACAGCACCTTCAATATATACTGTTCCATCTGATTTTGTTTTAAGATAGGTTGTGTTATTTTTTGAATTATCTGTGGACCCAACTTGGATATTATTGACTTCTAGGGTTATTGAATCTATAGACAATTCTACAACCTCAGTCCTCAAAACATATGTACCGTCTGCCAATTTAACACATGCGAGAGGTTTAAAATCACCAGGTATTCCCGCCTCATATAAACATCCATATAATTGTGCCATTTTATTTTCTCCTAAAGTTTTTCTTTAGTCTTTCCGCATTTATTTATTAAAATCACCGTGCGATTTTGGTGTCGAGACCTATTCTCATTTTTTATAGCCCCGACTAATAGGGCTTGACTTTTATTTTAAATTTCTATTTTTCCACGTAAATAACTAACATCTTCTGCTAATTTTATAACTTTATTTTTAATACAAACTTGTTCCTCTGATAAATCATCAACCTTCTTATTGATGTGAAAAAGGTCGTTAGAGACGAGCTTATCATGAAGTAGCTTATTAAAAATACAAGCACACACAATACCCACGCCATTAAGCAGAGATAAAATAAAAGTCCAAAATTTCCAGTCCGATAAAAAATCCATTTAGTTATTCCTAGCTGTTTACTTACGTTTATGAGGCCCTTCAGTAGGGCCGACCTTAGCCAGCCCTACCTTCGGGTATATTTTTAACAAGCTTATTTAGCTAAGATTAAAGACCATTCGGTAACGCAGTGACTTCACAAAGTCCTTCAACATGCTGGACTGTGAAACCAATACGCTCAGAAATGGCGATTTCCACAGAATCTGTAGAAACAACTTTATCTTGGTCAAATTTAACTTGTCGTCTGTCGCCTATAATAGGATAACCTTTATTAACTAAAATAGCAACACCTTTATTGGCATTTACAGGAACATACAATTTGGCTTCATCCGTATTATCCAAAGGAATATACGCATTTTCCACGATTGTAATACCCATAATTTTGCCGACTTCACCAGAAAGAATAGTAGCATTTACCCCGTATTTATCGATGGTAAGTACTTGTTCAATCTGACGAAGTGCCGAAGCTGTATAAGGATTAACCATAAGAACCAGGCTTTTTACGTCTCGGCCATTAACCCCCAACTTCCTGCGAGCAGCTTCGATAGTGGCTATTAAACTAACACCATAAGCCACTGTTTGTGCAGCGTCTTTAGCTAACTTGAGCAATCCATCAAAAGCGTTACGTCTATCAGAAGCAGCAGCAAACACAACATACTTTCCAACTACCATAGCTTCCTCTTCAGCCTTGGCAATCGCCTCGGCAAAAGAATTCTTGATTATAGGCATCATAGCTATTTTAGCGTCTTCATCAGATTCGTTAGAAACCTGAATATAACCCATTAACTTTTTAGCCTCTAATTTAACAGAACCAGCAGCTGCAAAAGTAGGTTTGCTTTCTGTAGGTGCAACGGCTTCGGTAGACATGTAATAAACACTAGCATCACCAGTTACTTTAGGAATATATATCGTCGAAGCAGTCATTGTAATAGCTGTAAAAAGTTGTCTACACCAATTCTTTTCACGAACTAAATTAATGAACTCCGTAGCGTATTCCTTTGGGATAAAATCTCCCTCTTCATTGGAAACTAAGGCTTTTTCCACGTTAATACCGATTGCTTTCTTAATCGCATCGTCTAAACTCATATTATTATTTCTCCTTTCTCAAAAATTTGACTCCTAATAAATAGGTAGATTAACTTTTTTTATTTACCAAAAATTAGTTTACCCCATCCTAAACTTTTCTTTCTTTCATCTTCTTTAGGATTGGTTTCAGTTTCCTCTTCCTCATAAGGAGCAGGAACAACTATTGCTAAACTCTTTCTAGTAGGAACTTCCTCTACCTTTTCTAGAGTTTTTTCAACTTTTTCCTCTTCCTTAATTTCTTCTTTTTTCTCAACAATAGTTTCTTCTACAGTCTTTTCTGTAGTAGCTTCTTGAGATTTTTCTTCTTTTTTAGGTTCAACAACTTCTTTTTTATCTAAAGAAGACAATTTCTCAATTATAAGAGCTAAAGCATCGAGAATCTTTTCATCTGTAGATTTTTCAGACTTGTTTTCTTCCAATAAATCCCTATACTTTTCTAATTCAGCAGCAGCTTGACTTCTTAAATCAGCTTCTGAAATAGAATCAGTAACAGGTTTAATCTGATTACATCTTGCCAAAGCATTCCTATAATGCGGTAAATCAACTTCACCTTTCTCATTCTTAAACGGTAAATGACGACAATTCTTATCTTCAGTCTTGCTCTCTAAATAAGCAGGTTCAATAACCGCAAAAGAAGAATTAGGTAAAGTATTAATATACTCAGTTGTCCACTCTGCTTTTTCTGCATCCTCAACTACTAAACCAGGATTTGGATTTTCCTCAGAAGGAGTTTCGTCAACCTTGGCTTTTTCAACAGTTTCCTTTGGTGCTTCTTCAGAAACCTTTGGAGCTTCGATAACTTCTTCTTTTTTAATTTCTTCTTTAGGGGCTTCTAAAGCAACTTCAGCAGGTTTGGTTTCAACTACATCTTCCTTGACTACTTCAACAGTCTTTTCAACACTAGCTTCTAAAGGAGTTTCTGCTTTCGGAGCTTCGACAACAGCTTCTTTTTCAACTACTTCAGGTGCAGCTTGTTCTTTAGGTTCCTCGACCTGTATAGGCTCTTGAGTTGCTTCTTTAGAAGCGTTGGGAGCCTCAGATTTTAAAACCTCTTGTTTGTCCAATTTGGCCATTTTTTGACTTTCCTCCTTTTGTTTTATTTGTTCTGCGATTGCAGAGTTAAAAGATTTACAAACTGAAAATTTTGCATTTTGATTACAGGGGATACCGACGATAGAACATTCCAAGATTAAAATCTCGTCGATAACATGATAAGATTTTCCATCCTCTCCACGCTCGTCGTGTCCATCGACAACAATTCCACCAATTGAAAAACTATTTAGAACGCCCTCCTGACATAAAATCCAAATATCATTTACATAAGAGGCGTTAGATAATTGAACAGTTATAAAAAGGCCTTTATCATCTAAAACACAGTCTATAACACGACCAGCAGCAGTCAAAACTGAATGATTGTGGTCAAGAAAAACTGTAGGGCTTTTAAGTAAATCGTTCTTAGCTTTTTCAAGTGCCTTACGAGAAATAATTTCTCGTTCCAAATCAAGGTCAGACGTGCTGGCGTATCCCCTTAATAGTCTCCTTCCGTCCTGAGTAGATTTTTCAAACGTAGAAGAATATACTTTAAATGTTAGGTCTTTAAATAATTCGTTCATTTTTAATCTCCCGATTTTTATTTTGAATAATTGTATTTATTGTATCTTTTTTTAACGAGTCATGACATTTATTACAAAGTGTTTTTCCGTTTGAGACTTTCCAAAAATCTTCATAATCTAGGGACAATCTTAACAAAATTTCTTTTTCTATTTTATTTAACATTATTTTTTTTTCAACTCACAAATTAAATTTTTCATATCTACATCTCTTATTTTATTATCAACAGTATCCATTGTTCCAAAAACTTTAATAAGTGCCTTAGCTATGTCATCTTCTAAGATAACATCTCTGCCATTATCCGCAGATAGCAGCAACGCATAAATTAACAATTCCTTAAGATGGGCTCCAGTTAATTTTTCAGTTTTATCTGCTAATTCTTTTAAAATACATTCTTTATTTTCTATTTGTAAAGGTTCGGCAATTTTACTTAAAATTCTATAGCGTAAATCCTTATCTGGCAATTGGAATATTAAAACATCGTCAAACCTTGATGGTCTAGAAATTAAACTTTTAGGTAAGGCCGAAGGACTGTTTGTTACTAATATAGTTACTATACCATCAACATTTTTCATTCCGTCCATTGTCGTCTTAAGACTGTCGATACAACCTGCACTTTTTAAAAAGTCATCCACGTCTTCAAGATAGAGTATCGCTGGGGAGCATTCGCAAGCCATTCTAAATAAATACTTTATATCAGAAGCAGAATGAACAGCAGAAGATTCAACCCAAATAAACGTACAGTTAGCTTTTCTCATTAATATTTTACCTACTAAAGTTTTACCTGTCCCAGGAGACCCCGCAAAAATCATACCTCTTTTAAAGGGCAATTTTGATTTTTCATATAGTTCTTTCTTACTAAAGAAATCTAATGCTCCAACTTTTATTTTTTGCTTCTGGTCATCTGGCAACTGCACATCATCAAAATCCAACTCAGGTATAGGCAAAAATTGCCCCGCTGCGTCAATTTTTTCTCCCTTGTAAAAATTATTATCTGCCATGTACTTGTCAACTTTTTCCATAAAACCCAATGCAATGTCTGAATCTTTTTCATTATAACTCATATATAAATCAACTGTTCCCCATCCAGGACAAACATATGCTGCTAGGGCTTTTTTGTCTTTTATTAAAAATCTCATTCCAGTAACAAGGAGTTCTTCTCTTTTTCCTCTGCCAACTTCCAAATATGAATAACTTGGACTTACAACTTGGCCATATGACAAATCAAAAATAGCTCTCACATCATAATCTTTTACTACTTCATTTACGGCCTTGAAAAATAGGGCTGATTTATATCCTGGATAACTCTTTCCCAATGAACGAATTTTATGAGGCTTGGAACATAAAAAATTTGCAACTATGCCACTATCTTTTGGAATGTAGGCTTCGACTAATTTTTCTTCTTCCGTCTTTTTCTGTATCATTTTATACATTATTCTTTCTCCTCAAAAATTACTAATGCCCCGCAATGTGGACATAATACTGTTGATTTATCGTCTAACAATTGTTTAAAATAATCGAAGGATTGCTCGCAATTTTTACACCATACCCATTTGGGTTCTTGCTTTCCTGTATCTTTATCTTCTGGGATATATCCGCTATCTATGTATTTATCTTGGCCTTTTTCTGAATATGTTTTTCCTTCTTGGTCTACGCTCGCTTTGCAATTTGGGCATTTAACATAGCCCATACCTGCTTCCTTCTCGGCTAAATAGTCAAAATATTTTCCACAACTGCCACATTTAACATAATCCATATTTTTCAAAGTGTCTTTGTGGTCTTCTACCCATTTTTTTGCACGTTCAACTGTCCATTTGTCTTTTTCAAAAAGTACTGATTGTATTTTAGTTGGGCCAGTTGGGTTTTTCTTTAAACGACCAATAATTCCCTTGATGCCTTCAGACTCAGATATTGTTATAGTTCTAAATGAACCTTCAACAATTGTTTTGGGATTTCTTATTCTTATTCTTATATATGAAGCAGTAATATCGGGTTCTGGCTTTAAAACCATCCCATCACCATCATAAACTTTACCAAGTAATTTATTTAAATATACTTCATATAATGATAAAAAAGATTCTACGACACTTTTATATTTTTCAGAGAATTCCAATTTTTTTAAATAATCTAACTTATCTTCATAGTCCTTATAATAATTAACAGCTACAATACTTATTTCTTCTTTTTTCATATTTATTTTCTCATCTTTTTTATCTAAAAATTTTATATCCTCAATAATACCAAAATTTAAATTAGTATTATTATATTTAATTGGATTTTTAAATATTTTATTTATACGAAAACTATAAGCATAAAAAACATTACTATCTGGCCATAATTTAAGTATATCATCTTCGCTAATTAAATGTCTTTTATTATGACTAGCCAATAATGAACAGTCAAGTTTCAACGGTCCATTTAAAATTATAGAACCATACACTTGATTACCACATAAATACAGTTCTTTACCAACATAGTTAAGAAAATTCTCTGTACTTATAATTTCTTTAATAAGCCGCTTTCTTATAAGTTGGGCGTATTTATCTTCTATAACTATACCTGGATTTTTTATTTTTTCAGTCATATTTTAAATTTGGGCTTACAGCAAAAATATTCAACAAACCCCATAACTTTTCTGTGTTTTGAGCTGTGATATATCTTTCATAGCTGTAAGCAAAATATCCTTAAGTATTGCTTTTTTTATTTTTAGGACCTAATCCCTTTTTTCTACGCACTTCATCAACAGTAAGAACACCTGAATCTATTTCAAGTTTATCAATTTCTGCTTGTTCTTTAGCGTCACGTAAATCCACTTCTACGAATTCAAATAATACCCTATCACCAATTTTATTAAAAGTAGAAATAATACAACTATTTATTTTCTTAGCTAACATTCTTTGTAAAGGAATAATCTTTTCTGATTTAAAAGATTTGTCAGCTTCCATCGAACTTGCTCTATTGACATCTTCAAAAACACCAAGCTTCATTGGGGGAATTCCATAGACGCTGCAAATTTCGTCACGACTAAATTTTCTTTGATTTAAAAACTCCATATCATTAGGCTTTGTTCCTATTGGAGTTATTTTTGCACCGCCCTCAGTAACAATTGTTTTATGGGCGTTTTCTGTTCCTTGTATTTCATGGGCAAAATATTCTCTAATTCTTTTTAACTGAGGCAATGTGCAATTTCCGAGGTCAACGTGCAATCGAGGAACAGCATGATTCTTGAAAAAATTCCTGTTGTAATCTTGGGCATACAAATCAGTTTCTATAACAATCTCCAAACTTTCTATAGGACTGAGCCCATAAACTTCGTTGCCTGGATTTGGCAACCTAAAGTGGGCTATTTCATTAGCCTTAAAAGTAACTGCTTGAGAACTTCCTGATAAAACTCCCATAGGCTTCTGAACATAGCCTTTAATAGTTCCATGCTCATCTACTAAAACTCTAATAGATGGTGCATATATATTATAAAGAGCTACAGGATTTCCCTGAGTATCTCTAACTATTTCAACATAAGCATCTCCATAAAGATGGAGGTCTACTACTATTTCAGCTAAAATTTCTTCTAAAGTGTCATCTGCATTAGGACGAGCCAATAAAGAAATAATAGGTGCAAATTCTTTACTACGAGGGTCTACTAATTCTAAAGTTTCTTTGCCAATTAATCTATAACCATTCGATGTAGCTGTTCTTTGTATAACATCGGTACATGCTCTCACCCACGATTCACGTCTATAGACTGCTTCTAAATGCCTATAACTAATCTTTGGTGTTCTACCCTCTTTTTCCTGCCTCGCATCCCAATCCTGCAAATATGAACGAGAACTGGGCTGTAACTCTCTTTCAATTTCTCGTTTTAGAGCAGCCTTTAAGAGTTCTCGCCTTTTAGCTATACCAAATAAATCAATTTCCATATATTAGTCTACCTTTTTGCTGTTTGTATTTTCGGGTTCATTTAACATGTCTTTAACAAGTTTCCTATAATAACGAATAAGCTTTCTATCCTCCTTATCTAAATCCAAGGTTCGATAGAAATTTGATTTGCCATCCCGAATTTTAGTAGCCATTAACCTATATTTACCTATTTTTATTAAAACTAGCTAATAAAGAATAGATTCTAAAAATTAATAATAAAAAATCCCCTATAACAAGTATATTTAATTACGGGTATTATAAGTGTTTCGCTTTCGCTCAACCCTTCTAATACTATTATACGACAAAAAACGCAAGTTGGGACAAACTATTTTAAAATAGTTTTGATATAGTTTGTAAATTGTTTAATTTTATAGCTTTATAAACTAAAAATTTTATAATGTTCAATAATTGAACATACTTTGTCAAGATTTGTCTAATTTGGCAACTTTTACCAGCGTGACAAATTGTCAGAAATTATGACAAATTGTCATAAAAAATGATAAATTGTCACGTGTTTACAAATTGTCACGGCATGACAAATTGTCATTTCAAAAAATAGGTTGTTTAATTTCAATATGTTATGAAGCAACTTTACAAATTGTCATAAAATATGACAAATTGTCACGCTTGG